GCTTCTCCGACTTACCTTTCATTAAACTATCTTCTGCGCTCAACAAAGCATTATTCATTAATGTCCTTTGTTCCAACGCTTGTTGGTCGTAAGCATCTTGAACTTCTTTCTTAATCTCTGCGTTATTAACAGTCTGTTCTAATTGCTTTTTGGCGTTCTCTGCCTCAACTTCTCTTATGATGGCAACCCTAGCGGCTCTAAGCTCATCGCCCTCAAACCCTAATTCTTTTGCCTCTCTAAACTTCTTCTCAGCATCTGTCTCATGCTCAAATTGACGCATGAAATCTTTCTGCTTATCAAGCAATTCACTTCTTGCAGCAGTAATCTCTCCAAGCACCTTGACAGTACCTTTGCGCTCTTCGTTTAACGCCTTCTCTGCTATCTCTTCATCTTTTGAGGCTTGAATTGCAACTAATTTAGCTCGTTGTAACTTGAACTCTTCGTCTGTTAAGCCCGCTGCTGCCAATGCTTGTAATTGCATTTCAAGTTTTGTTTTATTTGTTGCGTCATACTCTTTGCCAATACTTGTAATCAGAGCCTCTTTAGCCTTTATCGCAGCCGCTTCTTCTTGCGCGGCTTTCTTCCTCGCTGCCGTTGCCTCTGTAAAAGCAGTTTTCTCTAACTCTAGGCTATAGGCAAGATCTGCCTGTGCAGCGGTTCCGTTATCTAGCAACACTCTTCTTTTTGCTAGAGCCGCATTACTAAAGCCTAGAGTTGAAATTTCTTCCTCTAAAGACGACAGGAAATCATCTACTGATTCTCTCTGCTTCTTCTTTGCCTTTGACTCTTCTTTTTCTTGACCAGTGAGTAGCTTGCCAAGTTCTAACTGTTTCTCAAATGCTTTCTTAGACTTCTCAACAGCATAAACTAATTGAGCTTCCTCGTTCCTCGATCTTCTTAGGGCTTCTCCATAGGTGTCAAAGCCATCCATCACCTGCTCTACTGCGGTTCCAAGGTTGCTCTGCTGAGTCTCAAACTGTTTAGTTTGCTCTTTTGCTGCTGCTAATTGCTTTTCGAGAGTCTTTGTTGTCTCTACTTGCTCTCTCATTTGATCTGTTAGTAGAAATAACCGAGCTGCCTTTCCCGCTTTAGATAATTCATGTATTTCATCTTCGACTTCACTTAAACCCTTTTTGGTTTCCTCTAAAGCCTTATTCGCATCAAATAAACTTCTTAATAGAGTGCCAGCTATGATTGCCGAGAAAGCCGCTATCGCACCGATAACTGCTCCAGCAGGGCCGAAAACAGAAGCTATTTGCGGGGCTTGTTGTGCGAATATTCGTAATCCATCTGTGCCGCCCTGCATCTGAACGCCAACATCTTGGAACTGAACAGCAAGTTGACCAGTGGTTGTTGTTAACGCAGATGTCGGGCCGCGCATTTTCTTAACCGCTTTACCAGTTTTCTCGGTTGATTTTCCTAGATTGGTCGTTTCATCTGCTGTCGCTTTTGCGGCCTTCTTTAGCCTATTGAGTTCTGTGGTGGCTGCTTTAGTGCCTACAGTCTCAATCGCAATTTGTAGTACTTCTATGTCTGTTGCCATATCTAGCCCTTGTGCTTTGCAAGCTCCATGATTGCCTCAATCTCCCACTGATCTAATAACCTACCAGTGAGCCGCATGTAACTTTCAAGCTCAAGCCAAGAATGATTCTTGAGCGAGGTATATGCTGCCCAACAGTCGTCATGTTGCCATGATAATGTTGGTGCATTTAGTAACTCTGGCGGTGTGACTCCGCGAGTCTTTTCAACCTGCTTTAGTGAATCATATAGACTGATCTTAGAACCTTCTGGGTAGCTATTGATGTGATAACACCACTTCCCATAGGCCACAAATTCTTCAATCAGTCTCCGGTAAAATTTTGCCGATCAACAATAAATGCAAATATCTGATTAACCACAATCGGTGAATTCTCACACAACCAAGCGGCATTCTCATCAGAATACTCGAATGGCTCACCGCCTTTGTTTAACTCCCTCCAACCAGTGATTACTCCTGCAATCATCGGCCAAAGGTACTCATGGTCAAAGAAGTCTACATCCTCTTCTTCAGCATATTTTTTGCGCTGCGCCTTCTGCGCTTTACGCCATGCCTTAGAGTCAGTTCCCTTTACCAAGAATACTGCATCTTCCTTCTCACCAGTTGCCTGATTTAGAAGCTGGAACTCAGCCCCAGCTTCGTGCATTTCAACTGTTGCCAGTTGGTTGATGTCCATAAAACCCCCTAGGTTTTAGTATTGTTAAATATATTTTCTGACGCACCTAATCTAGTTTCAAACGTAACATAATTAAGCAGGTGTTCTAGTAATTACTAATTGCGAAGTATCCCCAGCGTTATACAGCGCGATAAAATCCATTGACACTGTAATCGGCCCTTCTCCAGATACATCTGGTTGACCTGAATTGTACTTAACGTTCGGTATATCAATAATATAATCATTTCCTGCGACATCAGTCAGAGTTAAGACGATTTCAGATGCAGTCTCATTGAGAAACTTCTGGTACAAAGCCTTGCTATCAAAGTAAGTGGTTAATGACCCAGTTACCCGCGACTTTCCGATTGATGGCCGATTTGTTATCTGAGAACCCACTGAGAATAAAGGCTCCAATCCATTTTCAATCGTTATATCAAGGCTAGTAACTGTTGCGATAGCTGTGCCGCCTTCAGTTATTGCACCTGTAAACGAATCAAACGGTGTATTGCCCACATCTGCCGAATAACTAGATCCAGATAATGCTGCTGTGCCTATACTTAGGTCTTGCCCTACAACCGTCCAAGATGCTCCTATCATTGCATTTGGCGCGATTGACAATGCCAATGTATTAAACTCACACCCAGTATATCGATGCCATTCTGGAGTGGCTAAGTCAGCAAACTTTCTTTCTACTGTGAATGACCTTCTGACTACACCGGGCTTTAGTACGTTTGTAGCCCAAGTGCCGCATGTTACCGCCTGAAGAATATCGTCAAATGCTCCATACTCAAGCTCTGATGTAATATCGCCACCTACGGTTTTATTGCCATGCCTGAAATCTTCAATCTGACGATCACCACGCAGTTTCTCTGATTCGATTCCATCTTTGCTAATTGCCAAAGTTGTTCCCGTAAATGGGAATGGAATCATTGTCGGACTTGTTGGCGTAGTGCCATAAGTTCCTTCTGCTATAAAAGCTAGGGATTGCTGTGCGCCATTTGCAATAGCCATTTTGTGTTACCTCGCGTCAGTATATGTTTGAAAATCGACTGTCACTGGCACGAAATGGAACGCACCCTCAGTCAATGCAGAGGCAATCGAAACCGAACGCACCCTTACATTTACTCCATTATAAGACAGAACTGTGCCTCTCTTAAAATGATCTGCTACAGAATCAGGGATTGTTGATCTGCCCGACCCTGCCGGATAAACCACATCTATCTGATACAGACCATCTGTTTCATCTTTGCCCGCTGCCCCAAGCCCTGCCTGAGTCGTATCACCCGGAATGAATGATGGGCTAAGAAATGTTGAATTTGCCTGTGGCTCAAACGCAGTGTTAGGCCACGCAATAGAGTATCCACCGCTTAAACTGTTAAGTCTAGCCTCAAGAGCTGACTGTATGTCATTGAAATAACTAGCCATTATTTTTTAACTCCAGCTCTTATCTCAGCAACAGCTTTCCTAATGTTAATTCGTGCCATACCAGCCGGAGCCTTCTTCGAGAAGCCATTCACTGTCTTACCCCTACCTTTCTTTGGCGGGTTTGGATACAGGCCAAATTCTACCACTCTTGCGTAAGGTAAGTTGTTTGCCATATAGAATGTTTGATTCTTCTTCAGATCAAACTTAGCCAATGCCTTATCAACTCTGCCTAGCGAAGCTTTACCGGACACATCACCACTTTTATTTGTCGATCTAGGGAACCCATTCATACTTGAGTACCAATTATTTTTTAAGCGACCCGTTTCATATGGAGTTGCGTCAATAACGCCTTTTGCTGTCCTACGGATTAGCTGCTTCAGTCGTTTTGTTACCCTGTTGTTCACACGAATATGAAGGTCTTCCATCCTCTTACCAAATGCGAGGCTCACTTTCTCACCTGTAAGTTACAAGCAACAACAGTACCTGCTGGCTGGATGTTGGACACTGCAACCACACGATAACTCTGCGAATCAAGCGACACTTTATCACCTACCTTGTAAGTATGACCTTCCGCAAACACCCTTCGATCACCGACTTCTATGTTATCTAGGGCTATCTCTTGAGCTGAATAATCAAAGACGCATCCATATTTAACATACGTTGCAGTCGTAGGTGAGGCTGTCCCAGTATTCGGGTTATAAGCCCCGTCAGTCGCTCGCGTAAATGTAAGCTGCCTACCGAACTTCTTCAGCAGCAAACCTGCACTCGATTGGAGCGCAGTATAGTTAAAGCTCATGCCCTGCCTACCATGTTAGCTGGCGTAACTAGTTTCAAAAGTGCGTTTGTCAGGGCTGGTGTAATTGTCCTGTTTTCGCTGTTAGAGGCATATTCAATCTCAATATCACCTACTTTCTCTTTGACTGTCCTTCTATCTTGGACATTTAGTTCTGAATAGCCGTCTACTTCCACCTTTACAGCCTCATAGATCGCTTTTTTGACCTGTGCTGGTATCTCGGTAGCGTCAACGTAATATCCGTCTATAAGGGCTTCTGTGCGAGGCCACTGTAAAGATTGGTTCTCGTTCGCTTTGTTACCGATAAATAAGAGCTGCTCGAAATAGTCCATCGCACGGAAGATAGAACGCTCCAGAACCACATCTGAATCTGATGAAATGATTCCTCTGGCGTTACTCCATGAACGATACTCAGCTAGCGTAATATATGAGTTAGCACCACTTACAATCGAGCCGTCTTCAATTATCAGTGCCATTACGTTTCCTCTTTATACCCGCCAGACTTATAAGCAGGGATCATCGAATCATGCACAAACGCCTTACGTCCGTCACTATGAACCATAGTTGTTAAGCCTTCACGCTTAACTTTAGTTTTGGCTACTACTTCTTCTGGTGCTTTCTTTGATTCTGCCATCTAATCAATCCTCAGTAAAAACGGGGGCCGAAGCCCCCGCTAGTTTTAGCCAAGCAATGTTGCGATGAAGTCAGGCTTCCAAGCCTTAACACCCCAAGCAGCGGCTACTTCAATCATCGACTTGCGATAACCTTTGTAGACGCGAACCTCAAATACCATTCCTGATATTGGGTCTTGGACTGTCATTGCATCGTCAGCCTGATCTCCACCTGTAGGCACTGCTGGAGCGCGAACAGCTAACTCAAGAGCGCGTCTGTGGAACGCCATGTTGGCAGTATAAGAAGCACCAACGGTCATTGCATTATTGTTTGCAATCGTGGTTCTGATCCCCGGTGTGTTCAGAGTTAAGCTTCCTGCGGCCAGAGCTGATCCGACAACATACTTATTTGCCGAGTCTGCTGCAAACGTCACAACATCACCAGCAAGAACAGTTCCTGTTCCCGTATCAACGGCAACAACCGTGTCGTTTAGTACCAAGCCACCTGCGTCATTTACGAGGTAGTTAGCACCACCACCTGCTGTGTGTATTGAGATTTGAGCAGACTCACGAATGCCTAATCCTTGGAGATCAAGCAAGATGCCCTGACGTAGCATGTCAGTGCTTCCAGCAGTGTTTGCTTGCTGGAGTGAGGCCAACTGACGCAGGTTAGTACCAGCTAACGTACTCAATACCAAAGAGCATTGACCATCGTTTGAAGGCATACCGTTGTCTACCAAGATCTGACGTATTTCAGCAATCTCTGAGAAGTTAGACCCAAATGGAGTCGTTCCCGCTGTACCAAATGCGCGAGATGAGTTCTGGTAAGCTTCTTCGGATAAAGATGCCTCCATCTCATTTGTCAGTACCCGCATTGCCTGAGCAATTTGGTCACCATATACAGTCTCAAACCCAACACCGTTATTCAGGTGCAGCATGTCTTCGCCAGTGTAAGGAATCTGAACCGCACGAGAATTTGTGATGCTCAGTGTCTTGTTGTCAACCGTCT